AAGTTTGAGCGCATCAAAAACGGTGCAGGTAGAAAGCTTGCTATGGGTGGCATTGCAGGCTGGGAGATTGTAAAAGAGTACGCGCAACAGGTGTCATTCGACCAAGACCTACTAATCAAGCCAATTCACGACTTTCATCAACGAGTTATCCTGAGCGCAGACAGCCAGGACCAGACATTTAGTGATGGCAAGTGGGGAATAATTAAGCACTACATCAGCAAGGAGGAGTTTGCTAGAAAGTTCCCAGATGCTGCACTGGTTAGCCTGGGCAATGATGACTGGCATGATACCTACTACTACAAGCCAGAATTTGTGACTGTTGGTCAGCTCTATTACCTTAAGCCAGTTGAAAAAACAATCGTGCAAATGACGGATGGCTCAGTGTATGAGGTCAACGATGAGTTTATACAGGTCCAGGATGAGCTTGCTGAACAGGGTGTTGAGATTAAAGAGGAGCGCAAGGTAGAGGCATTTGAATGTCAGCAGCGCTGGTTTAGTGCATCTGAGTGGTTAACTGATGAGGAGAGCATCGATTTTGACTTTGTCCCAATTGTGCCATGCTACGGTAATTTTGAGGTCACAGAGGGCAAGATAATCTGGATGGGTGCCGTTGAGCGATTGATGGACATACAGCGAGTGCATAACTATGCATTTAGCCGGAATGTCGAGGAGGTCGCGCTAAGTCCCAGGTCCAAGTGGTTTATGACACCGGAGCAGGTCGCTGGATTTGAGGACAAGATCAAGTCTTTGAACACAAACTTTGACCCGGTCCAGCTTTATAACCATGTTGGTGATCAGCAGGCACCATTCTATAGCAACACATCAAGCGCAAATCAGTCAGTAGTGACGCTTATGCAGATGACTGACGAGGGTATTAATAAGGCTGCAGGCATATTCGCTGCCAACATTGGTGATAATCCTGGCATGCAGTCAGGTGTGGCCATTGGCAAGCAGATTGACCGTGGAAACAATGGTACCAGCTGGGTATTTGAGGCGCTCGAGGTAGCAATTGAGCGTACCTGTGAGCTGCTGCTGCGAGCTATACCAAAAGTGTATGACGGTACCAGGGAGGTCTTACTTACCCAGGATGATGGGTCACTTGAGAACCTGGTGATCAATCAGCCAATGTTGGATGACGAAACCCAGGACACTGTGTACCTGTATGACTTAACCCAGGGCCAGTATGACGTCACAATTGATGTAGGTGCTGCATATAAAAATCGACAGGAGGAGTCCATTGCCTCGTTTGAGCGTGTCGCTGCCATCTATCCTCAGCTGCTCGACATTGCTGCAGACATCCACTTGAGCAACATTGAGGCACCAAACTTTGACAAAGTGGCCGAGCGAGCCAGGGTACAGATGATCAATGCTGGCATGATACCAGAGGACCAAATGACTGATGAGGAGTTGGAGGTGCTCAAGGCTCAACAGGAGGCAGCAGCTAACCAGCCACCACCACCAGACTTGAATGTTATGGCCATGGAAATTGAGCAGATGAAAGCTCAAACAGCGCTCATGGACCAGCAGAACAGGGGCCAGGATGCACAGCTTAAGCAGGCCGAGCTGCAGCTCAAAATGCAGGTAGACGCAGCCGAGCTCGAGTACAAGCAGAAAGGTAATGAGATTAAAATTGCCGAGCTGCAAATGAAGCTTGAGATGGAGCAACAGAAAGCACAAATTAAGCTCATGGAGCAAGATGGTAAGCAGTCACTGGAACAGCAGAAAATAAACAATAAGCAGTTTGTGGATCAATCTGACCTGGCGCTAAGGCTTACAGAATTAGAGCAAATGCTGACAGCTCAGTCCGGTACCAATGTACAGCTGGACGGTGAGGTGGCTAGTAACATGAAGGTGCTCACGTTTAACGTAGAAACTGGAGAGCTCGAGTAATGGACATAAATATTGGCAACAGCGACACTCTGGCCAGGTTCCCGGATGACATGGATGAGGAGGATATGAAGCAAGCGATTGAGGATGCCATGGCAAGGCCCAGAACGCTTGAGGATAACGTCCAGGATGGTTTAACTAGACCTGAGTCGCAGCTGAGGCCATATGAAAAGTCACTAGGTGAGCGCTTATCGAGCACAATTGGCAATGCATTGTATGACACAGGCATTATCAGTAATCGATTTGGTGCCATGGAAATAGGCCGCAACCTGGGCATGGGTGCTGAGGCGGTACCGATTGTTGGTGACGCTGTTGGTGGCGATGACCTGGGCCGGGCGATTGCTCAAGGCGATGGTGTTGACATAGCAGCTGCAGCTGTGGGAGCCATCCCGGTGGTAGGCGAAGGGCTCAGTGCAGTAATACCAGCTATTTTACGCAACAGAAAAGGGTCAGACTTTGACTATGGCGCTGTGCTGGAGGCATTCAACAAAGATAAATCATTTGATATGCAAAGTATTGAGCTTGATCCAACCAAGGTGCCACCAACTAGAGCACCAGAGCTACAGGCGAGCGAAGGGTACCAGCCACAGGACACAGTCAAAGCATATAAATTATTCAGGACCGATGATAACGGTGATTTATATCCGCTATTTGTCAACCGGGACCAGAAGGTAGAGGTCGGCAAGTGGGAGGATGCAACAGCAGGCGAGAGAGCAGCTACAGATGCCAAGCGCAAGGGTCAAAAAGAGGTCCCAGCTAATCCAACTGACAAGGTCAAAAGTTCACTAGGGCCATTGGCTTATCGTCCAGGCTGGCATGCTGGTGACGCAGCTGCTGCTACACATATTGGTGGCAAGGCAACCAAGCAGCCACTCGATGGAGGGCCTACTACTAAAGCAGGTAAGGCTAAAGTCGTACCACAGTACAGACCAGCGAACCAGGTATGGGCAGAGGTAGAAATGCCCAACGATGTCGACTGGCAGGCTGAGGCATTAAAGCGCAGCGAGCGCACCAAAGCTGGCAATGTAAACGTGCAGACAGCTGAGATTAAAGATCAGGTGCCTTACGGTGGTTTTTACAAGTACAAGACGAACCCAAATATGGCTGGTCAGTGGATGATCAGCGGTAACATGAAAATAAACCGGGGGCTCTCCCCGGATGAGCTAAAGCAAGTTGGTGAGCAGACTGGCATACCAGATTTGCCATCATTGCCAGAGTTTCTGGATCAAAACCCAACGCTTAAACAAGATGACATGACCAAGTCTGCTGTTGATGAGCTTAAGAAGTATTACCCAGAGTATTATGACGCGAGATTTGGCGCAGGTGCTGACAGCTGGACAGGCCCAGAGTCACAGACAAACCAAATACTTAAAAGTGTGGCCAAAGGTGATGCACCAAATTCAGATGGGGCGCGAATAGACAAGGGCATTGATGAGCTGCCGACCATCACACCAGAAATGCTGCAGGGCAAAAGCATCAAGCCAACACTGGCAGACTTAACCGGAGCAGGGCGCTCATTTGAGGGCCTCGATAGCAGCAAAATTGACCCGGTAGAGTTGCAAGGCGGTCCAGGTTTCCCACTTCTAGAGTCATCACGAGAGGATGGTGTGGTGTGGGCAGCTGATGACATGAATGCTATTAAAAAGCTTCAAGGCTCAGACTTTGTAGTCGTATCCGCCATGGGTAAAGATGCTCACCTATCCAATGCGACATTCTCCAAGTCATTCATGGACTCAATCAGCGCTTACGTGCGCGATGGCCGGATACCTGATCAGAATGCTCTCGAGCTTGACAAGGTTATAAGGTCACAAAAAGGTATGTCGGACTTTCCTGGTCTTGAAAACCCAGATGCATACGCCAAATGGTCCAGGAATATGTCATTTGACCAGCGTAAGGCATTAATGAGAGCTATGAGTACCGCTAAGGCTCAAGACCTTGGTGCGCCAAATATGGAGCGTATTAGGAGCGAATTGATAGACGATGGCTATGCTGGCAGTAACTTGGGTGATGGCTTGCTGGTTATCCGGGTGGACCAGGGGCCAGATGCTGCAGTCGAGCTGGGCAAAAATGGTACCAAGGAGCACAGAAGTTATAAGTATGGCGTGAAGGGTGAGGTCGTAGGCAAGTTTGCCAGGCCAGTATCGATGAAAACATTGTTTCCAGATACGTTTAATAAACGCGCTATGTATGGCAAACCAGTCGGTGGAGACTTTCGCAGCTTTCAAATGGGCTTACCTACGCAGCAGATTGACAATAAGGTGGCCAGGAGCATACCTACAGAGCCTATTGAGGGTATTGCATCGCCCAGACAGGCGCAGATTGCTGATGACTTTATGAGAGGGCAGTGGAAGTCGACTGATAATGCAGTGAATGCTGGCGGTGTAAGTATCACTGACTTTACCAAGGCATTACGCGCAAACTCAATGGCGCCAACGCTCACGCAGTTTGACAGCAAAGACAAGATCAAGGACTTGACCAAAAGTGTGAAGGATGGCAAGACCAAAATATACAAGCTGGGTGACAATGAGGTGTACTTCTCAACCAGAAGTGATTATAATTACGGTGCTGAGTATCCTGGATTTGATGCTGCAGCTGCCGGACTTACACCAAATGAGAAGGTGTTACAAGGCGTTATAGGTAATGAGCTGGGTGCGCCAGGCATATCTGGTCCTGCTGTAATGACTAAAGCAATTGAGGAAGGTGTGACAGCACTGGATGCATTCAAGGTCAGAACGCCAGGCAATCCAGAGGGCTTTTTGCCAGAGATGTATTCGCAGTATGGCTTTGAGGAAGTGGGTACCATTCCATTCAATGAAAGCTATTACGATGCTAATCAATTGAACGACTTAAAAACGGTATTTCGCAAGCAAGGGTGGCAAGACGGTGACCCAATGCCAGATGTATCGATAATGAAATATAGAGGGAATGACGATGAACGAGCAAACTTCACGCAAAGGTGGATCGACCAATCTGTCTCAGATGTTGGCACAGGCGCTAACTCAGGAGCAGGTGACCAGTTTGATGCCTCAGCAGCAGACGCGATTGCAAACTATGCTGGCCGACAAGGTGCGACAGGGAACCTTGACACCGGAGTCAATCAAGGGGGCCTACGAGATGGTGACAGAATACCTGCTGCCCAAAGAGCTGCTGGCACAGTCAGAGCAGTCGCAGGGCTCAACGATGCCCAGCGCACAGAGCTCGGGCTCCCCACAAATGCAGAGCTCCAATACGACAGTGTTCGGACCGATGAGCAACGGTCTGCCAGTGAAGCCAGAGCGCAGTCAATTCGACAGCGAGGAGGAGTACGAGGAGGCAGCTGGGTACTGGATGAACAGAGTGGGGCGATTAAGACGAAACAAGGTGGCAAAAAGCCTCTCTACGAACGCGAACCAGACGGAGCGCTAAACGATTTACCCAGAGGCATTCCTGGGTTTGACGTAAAACCCAACGTCCAGGCAGCTGAGGTCGCTCGTAAGTACATGGACCGGGTCGGCCAGGGCGCTACATATCAGCCTATCAACAAATACATGCCAGTCGATGAGGCCAGGGGTAAGGAGATTGCCAGGCTTTTTGATGAGATGGAGCATGCACCAGATAATCCTACGGTTAAAGCAGCTTACAATGCCTTGGCTGAGGAGACACTCGAGCAGTATGACGAGATACTCAAGACCGGATTTGTGCCAGAGTTCATACCATCGAACAAAGGTGACCCATATGGCAATCCAAGAAACGCTATCAAGGACATCAACGAAAACAATCATATGTGGGTGTTCCCTACAGACGATGGCTTTGGTGGCGAGGATGACTTATTCCCAGGCAATCCACTGTTAGCTGATAGTGGTTATACAATTTCTGGTAAACCTGCAACAGTTAATGATATATTCAGAGTCGTACATGATTATTTTGGCCACAGTAAAGAGGGTTTAGGCTTTAGAGCTGGCGGTGAGGACAATGCATTTAGGTCACATGCTGCAATGTATTCACCGATTGCCAGGCGAGCTCTTACCACTGAAACTAGAGGTCAAAATTCCTTTGTAAACTTCGGCCCTAACGCTGAGTTTAACAAGACAGCAAGCGGTGCAGAGACAGAGTATGCACCACAGAAAGTGGGACTGCTGCCAGAGTGGGTCGGTGAGTCATTTGGTGACGCTTACATCGGCAAACCATTAGGTCAACAGAAGAAAGCAGCAAAGGGTTTTAAATTCACAATTGACTAGGAGAAAACTGATGGCTGGATGTAATGGCAAAAAGCGTAAAAGCTCAGGCAGTGGCAGAAAAAAGACAAAGTAACTGCAAATAATTGATAGTTTGTTAATAAACTGTCTATAATGTAATCAACATGGTACTGGACCACTATTCCAGGCTAATTACCTTAAAAGGGCGAAACAAGATGGATCCGAAAAACGATGACCTGCAAAGCAGTGACTCTATTGATGAGATGGACTTTGAGATAGCTGACACTGAAAACCTGGGTGACAATCCAGAGCTGGAGTCAGACCCAGCTAGTGAACCAGAGCACGAAAAAAAGACTGATGATGATGCTGACGCTAATGTTAACCAGGATAGTGTTAATAAAGCGATAAACAAGCAACATGCGAAGTATCGTGAGGAACAGCGTAAGCGACTCGAGCTGGAAAAACAGAACGAGGAATTACGTCAAAAGTATGGCGCTCAAATTAATCCTGAGCCGACCATCCCGGACATAGATTATTATGCCTCGGATGTTGAGGAACAGGTCAAAAAGCGTGATACTGCAGTGCGTGAGCATGCCCAATGGCGGCAGAGGCAGGACCAGGAGCAAAACGAGAAACAGCAGCTCCAGCGACAGTCTCAAGAACGCCAGCAAGCAGAGGCACAAGGTCGACAAGAAAAGTTTTATGCAAAAGCCAAAGAGCTTAAAATTAGTCAGCAGTCTTTAGATAAAGCAATTGAGACAGTTGGTAGTTTTAGTCTAGGTCCCCAAGTCGCCAAGTATCTAATGGATGACGAAAAGGGTGTGCAGATGACGTCAGCATTGTCGAAAAACCCAGCACTATTGGCAGATTTAAGCTATATGCAACCACACGAGGCAATACTTCACATTGAACGCAATGTGCGGTCTAGGCTCAAAGCAGTCAGATCAAGCAATGCAAGTAAGCCTCCGACCCGGGTTTCTGGCAAAGCATCTGCAAAGTCAGATCAGTACCCACTGACAGGAGGCAAAGTCTCAGTTGAATAAGGTACTGCTATCATGGCTAACAATTTTAATTCCAATACGGTCGAAAAGCTGGCCCGGGTTTTTCTTGAAAAATTCGAGTCCAGCCGTTGTCTTTGTAAGGCAATCGACACCCAATTAATACAAGGCGATTTTACACCATCATCTGGTGGCCAAGTATCCGTAAAACGTCCACACGATTACAACGCAATACGCACACCAGGCGGTGACATCTCAGGCTCTAGCAAGTCTGACATTCTCTCTGGTAAAGCGACTGCAACTGTGCAGGACTACATCACAATTGCTACTGAATGGGAAAACATCCAAGAGGCGCTTGAAGCTGATCAGATTGATCAAATCCTTGCACCTATGGCCACTCGAGCAGTAACAACACTAGAGACATCATTAGCAGAGTATATGTATCGCAATGCTAACTTGTCTGTCGGTACTCCAGGCGTAGCAGTTGATGCATGGTCTGATGTTGCTGGTGCAGGCGCATTGATGGACTCAATTGGTGTGCCAATGGATAATGACATTTACTATGTCATGAACCCATACACTACTACTCGATTAGCTGACACCCAGTCAGGTCTTGCATCAGGTGATAATGACCTGGTCAATACAGCATGGCGTAGAGCGCAAATTTCACAGAAGTTTGGTGGGATGAGTGCTATCAGTTGCAACACTTTGCAGCCGATTGTCGATGACCCAACACTAGTTGACCGCGCTGGTACATTATCAGCTGATCCAGTTGTTACCTATGTTGCACACAAAGACACTATGATCCAATCTCTTGCTGTAACTGGTATGACTGCAGCTGGTACCATTAAAGCTGGTTCAGTCGTTGAAATTACTGGTCGTCATTACCTTAACCAAAGCACACGTAAAGCGTTTACTGATGGAGCAGGCGCTCTTAAAGCTTATCGTGCAGTGGTTATTGCTGACGTCACATTGGTTTCAGGCGCAGGTACCATCCAGGTCGCAGGTCCGGCAATATTTGAAGTAGCAGGTCAGTACAACACAGTTGACTCAGCACCAGTATCTGGTGACGTCATTACTGTACTTGGTGCAGCTGGCGGTACTTATCAGCCTAACCTGTTTTTCCATAAGCAGGCATACGGCATGGCAACCATCAAGTTACCCAAGCTTTATGACACCGATACTGTGATCACATCTGAGGACGGTTTCTCATTACGTGTGACCAAGTATGCTGACGGTGATGCCAACACCCAAAAGATTCGTTTCGATTTGTTACCTGCATTTGTAACATTCAATCCGTTCTTTGCTGGTCTAGGCTACGGTTCCTAATAAGCTCCCTAGTATTGGCCACCTCGGTGGCCATTTTTCTATCCACATGAAGGTAAACCAACATGAAAAAAATCACACTTTACAAAAAATACGCTGACGGTCAAGTAAGAGGTGTTGAGATTAACGACACTCCTGCAAACATTAGACACATGATGTCGCACGACTTCTTTTTAACAGAGGAGGAGGCCACAGCAGGTGAGGTAATGGAGCCAACAAAAGCACCAGAACCAGCACCAGCAGCAGCAGCAGCTACAAAGCCAGCAGCTAAGAAAAAGTAAGCGGAGTAAACCATGGAAACTGCAGGCACTATCATAAAAGATGCGCTTACTGAGCTAACGCTCCAGGCTGATGAACAGACGGTGCCAGCGGTGGAGGTCCAGACAGGTATCCGGTACCTAAACCGTATGATGCAAATGCTGGACGCTAATGGCGTAAAACTCGGTTATACCTTAGTCAATTCAACCAACGATGCTTTGACGGTACCAGCTGGCGCATACGAGCCAATGGTGATGCTTTTAGCTGAGAGACTGGCAGGAGGTTATGACTTTGACGTCACACCAAACCTGGCAAAGCTTGTACGCGAGGCCCGGGCAACAATTTATAAAGTGGGTGTATCAATACCCAAACAGAATATGCCATCAGCTCTCCCTACTGGATCTGGTAACGACTACACTGGCGATAATTACTACGACCAGACATTTTTTGATGGGTGCTGCGAGGACCAGGATGAATGTAGCACTGATGGATCACTATTAGGAGACATGCCATGAGCTGCCCAACATTTAAAAAAGAGGTCGGAGATGCACTTGCAAAAGAGACAGTAAAAAACGGTGATTTGTTCTTGGTATCTGATAGCGGTACTGTCTACAAGGTCACCTTGGCTGACATTATTGCAGCGCTTGGAACGACTGGCGCATTACAGTCAATTTCGCCTGCAGGTAGTACACCAGTATTAACTGGCGCTGGCCCTAATTATCAGCTGCGCTCACTGGTTGGTGGTAACGGCATTAGTGTGGGAGTAAACCTACAAAACGCAATTAGAATGAGCATGCAGGTCGGTAATGCTGGAGGGCCCACAGATGGTGTGCCTCTGATTGTTAATACCACTAGTAACACCATAAACTGGCGTAGACTTAGAGCTGGTAATGGCATTACTATTGAGCAGGATGGCAACCGGGTAGTAGTCACCAACAGCGAGGTGGCGCAGTCCAGCAATACTCAGATAATCTCAGAGTTCGAGGACTTTCCAACTGCTGTATCAGGTGTTATTGCGCTGGCAGAAAACACCGATTATTTAATTGTGAATAACATTTCATCACCAGCTCGTTTCACCATGGGTACCAATACTATTTTGCGCTCTGTTGACCCAAGAGCAAACACACTTACTTACACTGGAAACGAAACAATGTTTACTTGTGGTGAGGGCAACCAGGTTATAAAAGAGATCAGCTTGTCATGCCCTAATGGTAAATTGTTTAGTAATAATTTAACGACTACTGGATCATTTAACATGCGCTGGGTTCGAGTGGTTGAATGCCTAGCAATCGGTGACTTAAGCAAGCCAATAGTAGGTTTATATAACTTGCTTTTTGAAAATGTCACAGGCTCACTTGGTTTCGTTTACCAAAGTGGCACCAATAAAAGATTAGTAATGAACCAGGTAACAGTGCTTGAATCAGGTAATGCCACATTCAAGTTCTTAGACTTGGGTACTGCTATTTTTAGAAGTTTATCGCTTAATTTAATTGAGCTGCTAGGCACTGCTGGCACACAAACATTTATCGAAGGTGAGCCAGCCAGCGCAAATTTAGCTGCTGGGTCATTTGGCTATGTGAGCCTGGTGGAAATACAAGGTGGCATGGTCGGTTTATCTGGCATTGTGTACGGTGACTCAGGGTGGGATTTTAGCCAGGTAGATAACATACCAACCAGTAATCCACAGGCCCTTATATCACTAAGTGCAACAGCCACCACCACTATCACAACCACTAATACTCCAGTAGTCGTTAACGGTGTATTTACAGACCAGAACAGCGATTACATGACGGTGAGCGCTGCTGGTCGAATCACGCTTAATGAGCGCAGACCTAAAGATGTCAATGTGTCTGTTGTGATCAGCGGTAGGCCAACATCTGGAACATCTACTTTTACTTTCTATGTTGCCAAAAATGGAGCAATAATTGCCGACTCTGGCATCTCGAGAGAGATAGCATCTGTCGCAGTTGGAGTGGTCAGCTTGACCTGGATGGTCGACATGGACACTGATGACTTCATCGAAGTGTTCGTTGAGAACGACACTGGCACAACAGACTTTGAAGCGCAAAAGCTTATATTTAAGGCATCATAATGGGCCAAACTATACAGATTGACATCGTAAATGGCTTTTATCAGTCAGATTCACTGCCGTTGAGCAATCAGCGGTGCGTTAACCTGTATCCGAACATCCCACAGGCTCCATCATTATCACCAGGTGCATTGTTTAATGTACAGGGACTCAAAGAGGTGGCAACGTCATCTAATTTGATTAGGGATAGCAACAGAGGCGGTATCGTATTTAATAATGTCCCTTACTTCTTAAATGGCATCAGGCTGCAGCGACTTGACCAGGTAGTATTACCAAATTTTACCAGCGTTTATAACCTGGTGGATGTGGGTGCAGTTCTTGGTACCGGGCGCGTGTCATTTGCTAATAATGGCCAGCAGATCATGATGATCAATTCTGACGGTATTGGTTATATTTACAATCCAGATGACTCACCTAATATGCAGGTGATTAATGACCCGGGTTTCCAGGCTAACGGCAAGCCATTAGAGGTCGCTTTTGTCGATGGTTACTTTATCGTGACCACTGATGAAAAAAAGGCCATCGTGAGCGCAGTTAACA